AATACCTTATTGTCTAAAACTTTTGCCCAATATCTCATTTTATATCCTATATAGCATACCTTATTATAACTACTCCAGAGCCTCCATCTCCACCAGTACCAATTGTAGAAGTTGGAGCAACTCCTCCACCTCCACCACCAGTATTAGCAGTTCCATCTGCTGCTGCTGTGGAATCTGAGTTAGACATTCCTCGTCCTCCTCCACCATTTCCACCAGCTCCAAATCCACCAGTTCCTTGTGTAGCTCCACCACCTCCACCAGCTCTATAAACTGCTGCTCCAGTAATGGAAGATGATTCGCCTACTCCACCAGCTCCACCTTGTTCACTTCCTGATGAGCCACCACTTCCAGCTCCACCGACTGCTCCTTTTCCACCACCACCCGCAGCTCCTTTCCAAGCTCCAGAAGTTGTTGTTCCACCATTATTTCCTTGTCCAGCAGTACCAGTTCCAGCACTACCACCACCATCTCGTCTATTGCCACCACCAGAGCCTCCGTTACCTCCATTAGCACTACCACCAGCTCCACCACCACCACCTGTGGCAGTAGCTACTGTTCCAAAAACACTATTGCTACCATTAGCTCCAGCAGCATTACCATTAGCGTCTCCTGCTCCACCTCCACCAATTGTAATGGTGTGTGCTCCAATAGCAAGGGTATGACCTGTGGCAGCTAAATAGCCACCTGCTCCTCCCCCACCTTGACCACCACCACCACCACCTGCAACAACTAGATAGTCAATACTAACAGTTGCTCCTACAGTCGTGAAAGTTCCAGAGGCGTTGAAGGTATGAATTTTGTAGCCACCAGCTTCGGTAATAGTTCCACCAGTTGCTTCAAATTGTGTTAATTCTTCGTGATTGTCAGATATTACTATCCAACCTTGTGTTGCGTCAATATAAATTAATTTTACTGCTTGTCTATCTGCGTCTAAATAAGCGTCATTAGCAGCTCCTTTTATTTTTAATGAGTTTCTACCTAATGTAATATTGTTTGAAGAAAAAGTTCCAGCATAATCTACGATTCCAATAATATCATTTGTACTAGGACTGGCAGGTAAAGTTACAGTAAAAGCTCCACCAGTAGTATTGCATGGATATCCTTTTCCTGATTCGGCAGTAAACCCAGTTGTTTTAACTGTTTGCCATTCAACTTCGCCTTCTAATTGTATTCCTTGTATTGGCATACTACACCTTCATAATGAAGGGGTCGCTGGAAGCCCATGTTACATTAACAGTACCACCATCTGGCGTTAACGGGAATCCAGTTCCTTCACTCTGTATAAATATTAATGGACTTGTAGATGAATTTGCTGTGGAAACATATAATATTATTCCGTTTATATCGCCACCAGTTACACTTGCTATTGCTAAATCGTCTGCGTCTAGCCTACCAGAACTAACTGCCACATTAGCTAATGTTGCTGTGGCTTGAATTGCTACTTGTGGTACATTTGCTAAAGTTGTATGAGCAGCACTAAAAATATATCCTGAGTTTGCATTAGCTAGAGTATTAACTAAAGCTGCTTTTAAGGTAACTGAGCTTAGGTTTGCACTTCCTACTGCTAAATACTGTCTAAAAGAATCATATACATGTGCCATGCTAAATTATACCTTAAATTTTGAGTTTACCCTATATTGTTTCAATTACAATCTCACCAGCATAATATGTCCTAAAATACGGCAAATCAAATTTGCTAAATGGTGCTCTTACTCCTACAATCCTTACTGAGTAATAGGAATTTGCAAATGTATCGTCTTCAATAAACCTTAAATCTGTTGCTGTTCTAAACCAAGAATTCACTTGTGCTACCTTAGACGAACTTACATAAGTCATTGGTATAGTCCATGTGTTAAATGTAGAAGCTGGTGTTATGTAAGTGTACAAGTCTCCACCTTTTGTTCTTATATCTTTTTTATTCAATCGTTCATTAAACGAATAACCATAGCCAGTTTCATCTTGTATTTCTATATAACTTGAATTAGGTACTCCCAATAAAATACTTCCCATTATCGTGCTTCCTCAAATTTTAGCGTTGTAGTTGAGCCTGCTTGCCCTAAATTGTTTAAAGCTGGTAGTATTTTTTCTTGAGTAAAGTCAACCCAGTATTGCATTGGTCTGTTTAATAAAGCGTCATCTAAACTTGCATTAGGAAACATTTGTAAACTTTGTATAACTATTGGTCTTCCTGCGTTTGGCTCTATTCTACCACTATTGTTAGGTACAAAAAGCTCTGGACCTGCTTCTCCTACGACATAAGGATTGCCACCTGTTACAGGACCACCATGTTGTCTTTTTCCAAACCCAAAAACACTTATTGCTTTTTTTGGTATTAATTTTCCTAAAACATCTGCTCCTGGTACTGCCGTTGCTGCTGCACCTTCTTTACCACCACCAAGCAAACTTATTCCAGGAAACTGAAATCCTAAAGCTGCCATAAGTGTTCTCATTAAAATCATTTGTACAATCATTTTAGTTATTTGTGCAATAACTTGTTTTGCCATATCTTTAAATAAAGCTGACATGCTTTCCTTGAAATTTTTACCATCTACTATCATATCGGCAAAAGACTGACCTACGCCTTCTGCAAAATCTATTGCTATAGTTCTAACAATTAAATTTTGAAATGCGTTTTTAAAATCGGTCATGTTTATTGTTATTTCTTTACTAAACTTTTTAATCGACCTATGAATACGCTGTGTGATATTGTTAGGGTCGTCTGGGTCGTGGTCGCCGAGTAACGCTGCGAGTGGACCTCTTTTTTCTTTGTCTTCTGTTAGGTCTCTACCCATTAAGCTATCTTCAACCCCTTTTCTATCTCCACCTATACCCATAGCCTTGTTCAAGGCTTTTAATTTTTCTGTTTGTTCTTTACTTGTTAACTTGCTTAATTTGTTAGCTATAAAACTAAGACCTTTACTTATATTGTTAAATGTATTTCCAAGACCTGTAAAAACTGAATTAACTATTCTTATAACCATAACAAGCGAATTAAATGCAAAAGTTAAACCTTGGACAAGGGTGCGTAATATTTTAAAGAATCCTGCTACCATCATAGCACCTTCTTTTGTTCTTATGAAAGCATTAGTTGAAGCTATAAGCATTGTGTTAACTTGGTTAAACCCTTGTGTAATTGTTACAACAGTTTTTTTAAATTGTTCGTTTATTGTTTTTTCTGCTTTTAAAATAGCTCTTAACATTAAATCAGGAGTTAAATCTCCTTGTTCTGCAAGAGATTTTAATCTTTCTATTGGTTGTTTAGTTTCTCTTGCTATTAATCTTAAAATTCCAGGTAAAACTTCAGAAATAGACCTAAATTCATCACCAGCTAACTTACCAGCTTGCAGAGATTGAGAAAACTGTAACAGAGCAGAACGAGCTTCGTGCATTGTTGCACCTTGTATTGTTAACAACTTACTGAACAGTACAGTTGATTTCATAGCTTGGTTTTGCGTAACACCCATTTTACTAGCAGCTAAATTTATTCTTGAATAGAAAATAGCCATATCTCTTAGTGGTTGCCTTGTTTCTATAGCAGCAGCAGTTAATTTATCAAATATTTCTGGAACTTTCCCAGCTCCGATTTCTTCAGGAGTAAGTGTTACTCTAATTCTGTTTTGTACCTCTTGTGCTGATTCAGCTAATCTACCAAATTCTCTAAGACCTCGTTGAACTATCATGCCAGCAGCAGCCACACCTAGACCTTTTACTAGAGGTGTTGCCTTTTGAGCAGCATTACCAAATTTTTGTAATACATTTGTGCCTTTAGAAGCTGACACATTCATCATTGCTATACCAGCAGCAGCTCCACCTAATCCAATAGTGCCTCCAGGGAATTGTCCTTGGACATGTTGTCGTGCACCTGCACTACCTCTATGCCTTAATCTGTTTTGTGCTGATATTAGTCTTTCTGTGGCAGTTTGAGTTCGTTTTATTGCTTGTGTTTGTTTGTTAATGTTATGAGTAGTGTTTCGAGTTGTTGATTGCAGTTTTTTTTGTTGAGAAACTAGAGTTTTAGACATGCCTCTAATTTCTTTATTTAAGTTTTTAATAGTTTTGTTCATTACCTCGAAGTTTCGGGTAACTTTTTTCAACGCATTTGTCATGTGCGTTGATTGTAATTTTAAACGGATTTCTATATCGCTAGCCATATCTTAAAAAGAATTCTTTACCACTCCTTTTCGTTCTCTTTTACGAATTATACCATAAAGTTTGTTAACTTCATCAGGAGTTAATTGTAAAACTTGTTCTAATGACCAACCATATTGAAAACCGAAGTAGTCAACAAGTTGCAGCAGAGCTAATCGGTTTCGACTGACTTCACCCCTAAAAAATGAGCCGTGACCTCATTTAGGGTAGGGAATTCTTCCATAGAGCAATTATCTAAAATCCATTCTATTGTCATACCTTCTTCTTGTGGGTTGGATTCTAATATTACAGTCATAACTTTTATAATTGTTTCAAAAGGTGCTTTCTCTGTAATTTCAGCTATATTGCCTGTAGAATTTTCTAGTTCTCGTATTTGTCTTAGAGTTGCTGGATTAACAACTATGTTTTTGTCTTTAATTTTGAACTTCACGAGCTTCCTCCTATTTTTGTTTAATAACTTGCAGCAGTATTTTGAAGCGTTGTTCTAATACTGTAGCTACTTGTAGTATCGTATTGTGCTTTACCTTCGTAAGCAGCAGTAATTCTGCCTGGTCCAGATATTGGATATGCAAAAGTTGTGTATCTTACATCTGGCATATCAAGAACAAGTTGGTTTATGTCAGCAGCCGTACCTACTGTTGCTCCAGTTACAGTTAATTTGAATGCTTGTAATGATTGGTCTCTAAACTTAGCTTCTTGTGCTTGATTTTCAAAAGATTGGTCTCCTTCAATTCTTACACTTCTAAAATCATTTCTTAGCAATCTTGCTTCGTTAGTTGAGCCATTTAAAGCCATGACACCTTCAATTGGGTTTTCTATTGTTACTGTAGCAGATTCAAATGTATCACTAGCACTACCACCAACTTGTAAAGAAATTTGATTCCATGTAAATGGGTCAGCAGCAATGTAACTTGGTGTGTTCTTTCCAGATTTTGTATAAGCTCTACCATGAAGTGTTGCAGTACAATTTACAATTTCTCCAGCTACCATCTCTATTGCTAGTGTGTGTATTTGTGCGTCAGCTATAGTGTAAGCACTTCCTACATTTTTATAAACTGTTACTGTATATGGTGGTAGGGTGCAATTTTCTGCAAACTCAGATTGTGTAGGTAAAAACTCATGACGATATGAAGATGTAACCAATGTTGATGTTACTGTTCCAGAAGTTAAAACGCCTCTTAAAAAATGTCCTAAATAAATAGGGTGAGGTTGAAAAACTATGTCTCCAGTTACATTGTTTACGCCTTCAACATCATTTGGACTGTCATAAACATTTCTAAGATTTTCTATTGTTAAAAGATTTTTGTTTTCAGTTAAAGATTCTGAGACAAAAGGAATATATACAGGAGAACTTGCAACTGGACTGCCAAAAGTTGTTTGTTTTTCTAAAGTTAAATATCCACCGATTCCGTATCCCATTACTCTTTATCTCCTTCGTCAGGTTTCTTATTAGTATTATTTATTTTTGATTGTTTTGCAAGTTTCTGATTTACTAAACTTTCAGCCACATCACTAGGAACTTCAACTTCTTCACCCTTTTTAGCGATACCAATGCCACTTACTTCTATCCCACTAACTTGCCATTTAATTTTTACTCTTTGACTTGACATCTTAAACCTAATGATACCCCCTTAAAGAATCCAAGTCCAGATGTATTTTTTTGATTGTCAAATTCACCAGAAGTAAATTGGAAATACAAAACTTTCTCATTTATTGTTTTGTTATCTTTCATCACTTCTTTGACATTCCCAAGTAATGTATCCCGTCTGGAAGCTCCGTCGTAATTTTCTAAACTAAATGTGTAACACCAGATATCTATGTTAAGTGCTGTAACATAGGGAGTTGCACCTCCTATTGTTTCTGTGTCTTCTATTGTATCGTATGAATCTAAATAAATTGCTATGTATGGACACTTGTCTGGGTTAAGCATAAACTCTGGCTCTACTTCAACAGTATTGTCTGAAGTTCTAGAGTCTGCCTCTAACAAACTTTTAATTTGTGTTTCTATTGCTAAATAATCTATAATTGCCATTAGTAGTCTTCCCCGTTTCTTCTTTTATGCCTAAGCTCCTGTAATTGCTCATTCATAATTTCTATTTTCATTTCCATCTTTTCTATAATTCTTTCTGCCATATCTAGTCGCATATTTTGTTCTGCGTCATCTGGCAATGCTCCAAGCTCTCCTCTGGGCCATTTTATTCTAAACTCTGAATTCATTTCTTGTTGAATCTTGCTCATACCTTGCTGATGTTCCAAAAATGTAATTCTTTCAGTTAGTGCAAAATATCCCCATACAGCTATTGCTACAGCTACCATAATCTGTATAAACCATCTTAAATTGATTTGCATGCCTGTATTGTCGCCAATTTGTTTTTTTGTCATTATTTTGTAAATCCTTTTGGTATTCTAACATTTTGTAGTAATCCTGGAATATTTGCTTGAATAGATTTTCTTAACGCCATATTAGCAAGAGTATTTGCTCGTCTTTTTCTTGGTATAAAATTTCTATCTTGGTCAAAATATACCTGATACATTCTCATTCTTTTTTGTTTTGTTGATAAATCTAGCATTCTAGACGGCACTAAATCTATTTTAGTTGTAGGGTTGCCACCCTTTGCCATACCACTTCCTGCTACCTTTTGTCTAAATGGCTCATATCTGTTTCTGTCTTGAATTTTTTGATATAACCGACCAGATAATTGTCCTATTTTGCCTTTTACTACTGAGGGTAAATAGCTATCTCTTTCACCTGTGACATTCCATTCATCTAGCATATGTTCATATTCTTTTGTCCTTTTTTTCCATTTACCACCATTTGGAGAACTTTGATTTTTAAATGCCTTTTCCATATCTTTATACAGCATTTCTATGAATTCTCCTATAAAGTGTTGTCTAAACTTTCTTGAATTGAGTTTTGATATTTTACCAAGTTTAGTACGCACTCCTTTCATTTTTATAACAATTTCTCCAGTAAGACCTCCTGGAGTATTAAGTGATATACGAGAATCTCTAAGTGCTTCTTTTGCCATTATGATAGATTTGGATTATATGTTTCGTTTCTAACATCATCATATTCATCTTCAAGTCTATCGCCGTCAATTTGCTGTAGTGTAGGATTCAGCACATTAAAGGTCGGATTATAGTTCATAGTATTAGACTGAATATAATCTCCATCTTTGTAAGCAATAAGCTCTAAAGATGAATTGTATAATCCTACTGTTCCTGAATTTATTTGAGTTAAATAGTCAATTACATACTCTCTACGATTCGCAACCCATGAATTGTCGCTTCCAATCTCTTGAGTAAAGAAGCGTTCCAAAATTTTTACTAATGAATATTCTGTACATATTGTCTCGATTATTGGTGGCGTAGAGCTAAAAGGTAGGGTGTAATTGTTAATTAAAAACCCGTTAACCTCTGCTTCGGCTTGGTCGATATAAAATGATACTGCTGATGAGTTTACAGTTGATAAAGAGCCGACTCTTGGATACAAACTATAAACCTTTGGAACTGATGTATAATATGCCATACTATATATTAAACTGTCTTGGATAAAAAACAATCTTTTCAGCGTACTATCCTTGACTTAATTAATTTGGGAGAGAACTATCCTTGAACAAAATACCTTACAGACATGTCTGCATATATTGGATAGACGCTAAATCATCAACCGATTGGAAATGCGTCGAAGAAGCAATGGAACAAGATGTTGCTCTTTGTGTCTCAACAGGATTTATACTCAAGAAAACAGATAAAGCAATCTCCCTCGCTCAAGACTTCTCCTTTAATGATGACCATACAGAAATAGATGGAATCGGCAATCTTATAGTAATCCCAATCTCCTGTATTATAAAGCAACATACCTTAATGAAGGTATCTCAAGATAAGATAATTGGACAGTAACTAGACAAAAATAATATGATAAGCCGTTTGGTGTTATAGTTATACCTCATGGACTTCAGACTCATTATAATATTTTAAAAAATGTAATGATTTCAGTAAGTTAGATAGTAAAATAATTTTAGTTGACTTATATACATTATACCCAGGCTGTGATATACTAATAATGTAAGCAAAAAAGGGAAAATGGAATCCCCAATCCGCCCACGGACTGACTGAGACTTCTACAAAAAGGGTGTGCGTGAGAGATGAATGCAACGCAGATTGGATTGTCACTTTGTCTGGAACTCCAGCTTGTTGGTAGAACATAGTAAATAAAAAAGCTATTGCATTGTCAG